GTATTACAGTATCTAGTTAAGAATAAACTTTAGAAGAGGGGGTACAGGTATCTTAGTAGGATCCGTACCCCTTTTTTCTTATATTTAAGATAAAGGACGATATGGTTAACTTTTATAATTATGTTCCAGTAGGAAGTCATACAATATATCCGGACGTAACTCCGATATACTTAACGAATCCCTCTGGTTCATTTAAGATAGAATTAGTTCAAGATTTGGATAATTCCACGAAAGTGATTTTCCCAACGTTAACTAATACGCCAACAGAATTTACTCCTAGAATTATTTTTACTGTTCCTTCAGGAAGTTTACCTCGGAATAAGGGACAGTATACTATGTATACATATGAAGGTATAGATGGGGTATGGAATCAGATCAGTAATGAGTGGCAGTTAATCTCAAACGAATGGGATCAAACTTTCCTTACAAATGAGAGATTAATTAGTACAGATAGAGCATGGGTAGAGGGAGTAAATGGAGTAACTATAACTCAATATACAGGTACGAATCAAACAGGCACGTACACAACATATAATTTATAATATGGAATCACAAAATTCTAAAAAGTTTAATTTTCAAACAGTACTACCTCAACAGGGTAGATCTTTTGATTTTCTAGAAACTAAAGGAGAGAAGAAATTTATAAAGTTTGGAAATGATAACTTATTTCCTCAACACCTTATCGATCTTTATAACAGATCAAGTATTCACGCAGCAGCTGTAAATGCCATTACCGAAGCGGTAGTAGGCGAAGGTTTAACAGCTAATGTAGAGACTTATTTAGATCGTGCAAATTCACACGGAGAAACGTGGAATGACTTATACGCTAAATTAGCTCTTGACTTTAAATTATACGGATCATATGCTTTCGAAGTAATTTGGTCTAACGATAGAACTAAAATTGCTGAAGTATATCATATTGACTTCTCTTATTTAAGAGCAGAGGTAAAAGACTTTAGAGGTCATGTACCAGGATATTTTATAACTTCAGAATGGGATAAAAATAGCAGGTATGTTACAACAGGAATGAGACAGGATATTCCTTACTTACCTGTATTTAACGAAAAAAGAAAATACGACGAACCTAATCAAATATATGTAATGCGAAGCTATCGTCCAGGACAGGATTATTACCCTCTTCCGGATTATTGTGCAGCATTAAAAGTAATTGAACTAGATACAGAGATTGATAACTTCCATGTTAATAATATTAAGAATGGTTTAGCACCGTCTCTAGCAATTACAACCTTTATGAATGGATCAGAAGATCAGATTCAAGCAGTTCGTGCACAGCTACAGGGTAACTACGGAGGTTCTAGTAATGCTGGTAGTCTCATCTATATGGATGTAGATGCACCTGAAAATGCACCAGTAATAACCCCGATTGCTCAAAATGGAGCTGATGCCTATTACGAGAATGTCAACGATATGACAACTCAAAAAATATTAACAGCACACCGTATTACTTCCCCAATGATCTTAGGTATTAAAACAGAAGGTCAATTAGGCGGTAGACAAGAAGTGCTAGATGCCTATTTACTATTACAGAATACAGTAATTGCTCCTTTCCAACAAGACCTTTTAAGAAGTCTTGAAACGATTATGCAGGTAAACTACCCAGATATAGTATTAGGTGTAATTCAAAAGAAACTATTTGCAGATGGTGAGGTAGAAGAAGAGGTAGTAACTTCAGCAGAAACTACTGATGCAGAAGATGCAAATTTACAACAACCAGAAAATTTAGGATAATATGACAGATGTATTTTTAATATCAGAAGCAAAACTTAGAGAGTTTACAGATATGGACAATAATGTCGATACTATGCTCATTAAGAATGCTATTAGAGAAGCTCAAGACATACCTCTTCAGCAATGTATTGGTACTTTGTTATATGATAAAATTTTAAACCTGGTAGAGACAGGAGATATCACTCAGTCACAGTATTCAGATTATAAGTACATATTAGATGCTTATATTCAAGATTTCTTACTTTACGCAGCATATTGGTATGCGTTAGACTCTATCTATTTACGTGCTAGAAACAACGGTTTATTAGTACCTAATGGTGGTGAGAATTCTATTGCTGCTGATCGTTCTTTATATAATGTAAAGAAGCAGACAGTAGAGAATAAGATGAATTACTATAACGATAGATTAACTAACTACATTATAGAAGAGCAAGTTAAGTTTCCTGAATTAAACAGTTCAAATAAACTATACGATCAATGGCCTGACTATAATACAAAATATAGAAATCCATTTGGTTTTGCAAGATCAACATTCTATCAAGAATTAAGAAGAAGAGGAATACAAACTTATGATAGTAGGTATCCACAATTTCCGCAAAACGAATACAAAACAAGATAATATACTATGGGATTCAATCTTACAGGTACGCAGGTAAAAAATACCTACCAAAAGCTTGCACAAATATCCGGCTCAGTACTTACAAATGGTACAGGATCGGTTATAACTAATTTAACTATAGTTGCTAGTAACGCCACTAACGCAGTAAATTCACTATATGCCGTAACAGCATCTTATGCAGCTTACGCCGTTTCTGCATCTCACGAGATCATAAAAGAAGTTTCTTCTTCTTATGCAGATACAGCAGGTGTAGCAGATTCAGTAGCTTTTGTTGATATTACTGGTAAACCAACTTTAGTATCAGGATCAGCTCAGATCGTTATCGGCTCTACAGTAGGTCAATTAAACGGTAGTAGAGTAGAAGGTGCTATAGCAGGAACTGTTGCTTATGCAAATGTAACTGGTAAGCCTACCTTAGTATCAGGATCCGCTCAAATAGTAAAACTTGGCTTTGCCACTACTGGATCAAATGCATTTAAAGGTGATCAATCAATTCAAGGTAATGTAACGTTCCCAAGTAGTAGTTTTATTTCAACATCTAATCAATCTGGTAGCTTATATTTTTCATCACTAAATGGCGGAACGGTTTATTTAAACTCCGATGGCGGTGAAGGTGATGTTACTGTTGGATATAATGGATGGGATGGTAAATTAAATGTACGAGGTAATGTAACTATCAAAGATACATTAACAGTATCAAATATAGAGGGTACAGGAAGTTTAACTTTACAACCAGATAAAGCCGATTCTAGAGCTTTTGAAATTTACAATACATCTCCGGCAGATATACATATAAAGAGTAACAGTCAGTTAGCCTATTTTGGAGACGATACTAGTTATTTAGCGATTGATAATAACGCCGGACAGATTGTTGTTAAAGCTACTGATGAAATATATCTAGATACAGATACATCAGTTACTAAAGACTTACACGTATCTGGTACTTTTTATCCAAACGTAGTTAGCTTTTTTAGTAGCTCAATAGTACAAAATACAGGCTCTTACGTTCTTACAACAGATAACGCTGGTACAGTTCAATATGATACTTATTCACAAGTAGCTAAAGCAGTACAATCAGATATACAAATTAACCGTCTTTCTGGTAATTTATCTGGAAGTAGAATCGAAGGTACAGTTCCTAGTGCAACTACTGCTGTATCAGCTTCTCTATCTCATGATTCAGAAGCAGCAAGAACAGTTAAAGTATGGGCAACCTTTGCATCAAATGTAGTAGTAGGATCGGTAGTAAGAGTTATCGGCTCTTGGGGTGCAAATCTATATGTAGATTTAGCTAGTAATGTTTCAGATGAATTATCAGCAAATACTATAGGATTATCTTTAAATAGTCATACAGCTGGTCAATCAGGCTGGATATTAACATCAGGAATACTTACTGGTTTAAATACTGCTACACTAGAAGCTGGTCAAAATATATACCTAGGTACTAACGGTGCCTGGTCAACAACTCCTCCAACTGCTCCTTTACATACAGTAAGATTAGGTCAAGTTACCAGAATATCTGCTACTGTAGGATCTGCTTATATAAAAGTAGATAATGGATATGAGTTAGGAGAATTACACGACGTAGTTATTTCTAGTCCTTCTGGATCTGGAGATTTACTTCAGTTTGATGGTAGTGTTTGGAGAAATACACAAAACTTAACAGGTACTTACAACTTCGGAGGTACTCAAACTTTCAATAATATAATAGTAAACGGAACTGGTTCATTTGCTTATTTACAGCAAGTAACTGGATCTATCAAAAAAATAGGTGATGCCTTTATCCAACTTAATACAGATAGCCCTGCACAGAGATTTGGAGGAATAAAAGTAGTAGATTCAGGTTCTTTACAGACAGGATCTATTATATGGGATTCACAAGAAAATCATTGGATATATGAAGCTACTGCAGATTCAGGCTACAAAGCTGGCGGTTTCTTAGCAGGACCTAAATCTACAGATATCTTTAATGTTCAATACCCTACTTTAAATAAAGTATTAAAATCACAGGGTGAAGATCACGTAACTGATTCTAGTATTACAGATACAGGAGTAAAAGTAGATTTTTCTACTAACGTAATCGTAACAGGATCAGTATTTGCTAGTGCAGGATTTACAGGAAGCTTATCAGGTAATGCAACTTCAGCAACGTCTGCTACTACAGCAACTTCTGCTACTACAGCAGGTAGTGCTACTTCAGCT